CTGTGGGGTCAATGAACTGATAGGTACTATGATCAGGAGCTCTCTCAATAGCTGCAAACGTCAAATTTGACGCAGTAGTTATTGCGGAGGCTTTGGTCGGTAGTACCAACGGGTCTGCGTACATCGATTGATCCTTGTGAAAATTATCTCCTGCGCGAAAGCCCAAGAGCAGCAAGGATTGCATACTGAGCAGCAGTAAGCCCAGACATGTCAATCCCGAAGCCGAACGGAGTAGCAGGTCTGCGAAGCTTGTAGTGTTCAAAACATGACCACTTCAAACTATCGCGACCGCCTGGCATCAGAACTATATGATCCTCTTGGAAACCGAAGCCTCCAAGATTCATATAGAAGGGATCCCAAGCGATGTCGAGAGTTGCAGTATGTGTCACACGTTTTTCGTATGTCACAGAGCAATTCTCGTAGACCTCATTGTCGACCGCGTTGGACATGGCATTACTCAAAATAGAGTCTGCATTTGTCCACCAGCCGACAAGCCAGGACCAGGGTAAGACTTGCCAAAGTACTAAGGGGTTAGGATTAGCCCCAAATAGTACGTTGATAGCCTTTCTGGTCCACTCAGAAGACCCAATGTCCGGAACATAGTACGTAAACGTACCTGTACCCCGGGCAAATACCTGCGTCTCACGCTCAAGCTTAAAATGCTTTTGAGTGAGGGCCATGTGGAAATCGTTAGAATTCATCTCAATCCCAACGGGATCTGAGAGACGAAAGCTATTGAAATCCAACAAATCGTCTGGCGGATCGTCAGACGAGTTTGGGCCGTCGATGCCGAACCGAATCCACTCAACAGTGTTGAGAGGTAGGTCGTCATCAAACAAGGTATCCTTCTGAGGTTCTTCCTCTCCTAGTAATCGACGCTTCCGTTTGATGTGGAGACCATTGTCCCGCACTAATTGCGCTAAACGCGCTTCTAGTGTAGTACTAGTCTTGTAGGCCTTCCATAGGTCTTCAAGAAAAGGTTTCCAACCAAACTCCACGTTAAGATACTCGCTAGGTAGGTGCTTCAAAAAAGAAGCCAACCTAACTTTCAAGTAACGTGGTATCCGGGGGATATCGTGAAGCTCTGCAACAAATTGCGCGAGCGACGCGGTTGGGTTCCCGGGGCGCGCCCTTTGAATGAACTTCGTTCCTAAATCGTTTAGGAGTAAAGTCCAATCTTCAAGGGGGTCATAGTGGAAATCCGGTATACCGGAACTCCTAAAGGGGGATCCTTGATCATCAGCGGTACTAAAATACCGAGATAAACAAGGCCTCCAGGAGTGAGACGTACCTTCAAGCACTGAACCCCAGGGTTTGTAGAACTTGTTAAAAGGCAAGTTCAACATTTCCCCAAGGCCAGGGTTTTCCTCGTATCTAAACGAGTAGAAGGGGTCGTCACCAATCCACTTACCGTCCACCTTACGGTGGCCGGTTGACTCGACTAGGATGCGTTGGTCCGAATAAGATGCGAACACGTTGGGAGCTATAAATCGGCTCTCAGC